CTCGGCATCACGAAAGGCGCTGTTTCCCATTGGGGAGAAGACATCCCGCGCGGTCGTGAATACGAGTTACGATACCTAAAGCCCGAATGGTTCGCGGTTGAAAAACAAAAGGAAGCAGCATGAGTTACGCAGAAGTCGAGATGAAGGTCATTCAATGGTCTGAGGCTCGTAAGATCATCCCAAACAGCACCCCATTGGCTCAATGGAAAAAGGCCGCAGAGGAGCTGGACGAACTGCGTGATGCTTTGGTCAAAGATGACCGCGCAGAGGCCATTGACGCTGTTGGTGACACCGTGGTGTGCCTCATCAACATCTGCGCCTTGATGGACATCAACCTCGTTGATTGCTTGGCATCTGCGTACAACGAAATCAAGGATCGCAAAGGCACGATGAATTCCGAAGGAATCTTCGTCAAAGAAGTGTGATATAGTTTCTGAAACAGCGGCTAGGTCTTAGGTAGCTCCCAAGACCGAAAAGAGTTCCCCCCTTCTCCTGCCGATTGTTTCTTCTCAAAGGGGCGCGATTAAGGTTTGGGGAATGCACTACTACCAATTCAACATCGGTGACTATGCCAGTCACACTCGGAACTTGTCTTTGCTTGAAGACTTGGCGTATCGCCGTCTGCTAGACGAGTATTATTTGCACGAACGGGCGTTGAACGCTAATGTATCGCTTGTTTCTCGGCACATAGGTATGCAAGGGCATGAGGCAGAGGTTCAATTTGTCCTCGAAACCTTCTTTGAACTGAGCGAAGTGGGATGGGTAAACAACCGGGCAGATCAAGAAATACACCATTTCAGGGCAAAAATTGAACAAGCGTCTAGGGCAGGTAAAGCATCTGCTGCTCGTAGACTCAACAATGGTTCAACGGACGTTCAACTAACCAATAACCAACAACCAATAACCAATAACCAAGAAAAGAATACAAAGCGCCCTGCGGTCGCTGCGCCTGTCGGCGTGTCACCAGAAGTTTGGGAATCCTTTGTCAAACATCGCAGAGCAAAGAAAGCTCAGCTTACGCAGTTGGTGATCGACACCATTGCGGAGCAGGCGCAGAAGGCAGGGTGGACGCTGGAGAAAGCCCTGACCGAATGCGTGGTGCGCAACTGGCAGTCATTCCGCGCGGATTGGGTGACGCAGAACCCGAACCCATTGCCCGGCAGGGATGTGGCTCACATGACGACCCCGACCCCGCCAAACCACGATGCGGCACTCCGCAAAATCGAGCAGGACAGGAAATCAGCCGTTCCGCCCCCTGCGAATATCCGAGCAAAGATGGCTGAGTTGACGAAAGGTGTGAAGGTATGACGAATGGCAACGAAACGCAAACCGAAAGAAGCCCCAAGACTGTATGGGCCACCACTCCAACGACCTGCCAACTACAAAGGCGGAATAAGCCAACAGGAACTCGAACACATGAGGGATTGCGAAGCGAGGGAGTGGATCAAGAGGTACAGAGCGAAACTAAAGACCAGTGGATTGACCGACACAAATATCTGGTGGCAGGAACACTTGGCGGTAATGCGAAAAATCAGAGGCGAGTCAGGTATTTTGGATTTGAAGCGCCGCATGAATGAACAACAGAAAAAGGACAAGAAATGAGTCCCCTTGAAATTACGATTGCAATCAACTATGCAGTGTCTTCGCGAGATTTTCGTGATGGAGACTTCTCTGCGCCTGCTGTGCGCGAGGCGATTGACTGGTTTGTTGAGCTTGGGTTTCTGCGCTTAGCTGTTGCTTCTGATAATGTAAAAGCGGTCTATGTCTCAACGGATATGTGCCGCGTGTATGTCGAGAAGTTATGTTCAATTGGAATCCCAAAACGAAAGTGGGTCTATGAAGATTGAGCTTGACTTCCCCCCAAGGGAGCTATTCCCCAATCGCGCAAAAGGAACTCATTGGGCAAAGCTGTATCAGGTGCGAAGCGATTACAGAGATGGATCGACATTCCTTGCCAAACACCAGATCAACGGCTGGAAACATGATGGGTACAACATTCGCGTAAAGCTGACATTCCAAATGCCAGACAAGCGCCTAAGAGATTCTGACAATTGTTTGGCTGCGTCGAAAGCCGCGCTGGATGGATTGGCAGATGCGTTGATGATTAACGATAAGTTCTTTGAACCAATCGAGATTCATCGGGAGTTCGGTACAAAGCCGGGCAAATTGATAGTTGAACTTTTAAAGGATACGAAATGACAATTCAAAAAACACTCAAAGCCCGTCAGAAGACTCATGGCAACTTTGCGACTCATGCGGTTATCAGCCAACAACTTAAAGCCGTGATGCGTGAGCATGGTTTGCTTGAGTTGGCTCCAGATCAGATTGAAGCATTGGAAATGATTGCTCACAAGATCGCCCGTGTGTTGAATGGCAATCCAGATCACCATGACCATTGGCATGACATCTCTGGCTATGCTGAATGCGCGGCTGAACGATTGGAGTGAATATGAAACACATGACAAGACAAAAATACTATGAGCATCTTTGCAAAATTGGAATTCCAGACTTGGTTGCGGCATCAATGGCTGCGCAATCCAGTGACGGAGCAAGATGCAATGTGACATCACATATCAGATCCGAAATTTACGCTTTTTCTTTGTGGACAAACACAATAGAAGGAAGTGAATTTTGGAATCTTTTTATTGATGAGTGGAAATGAAATACAAGCTCTACGAAGTGAATCAGGCCCACAGCGCAATGCTCGTTGTGTGGCCCAAGATCAAAGAGATCATCCAGTCTGGCAAGAAAGTCATTCTGGAAGTGACTGAGGAAAGCCGTAGCAATCCTCAGAACAAGAAATTCCACGCCATCATTGGGCAGATTGCTAGTCAGGCTGAACACGCTGGTGCAAAGTGGGACACAGAAGCATGGAAGCGCCTTCTGATCGACCAGTGGGCAAAGGACACAGGCCGGTCGCGCGGTGATGTGGTTTCATCCATTGATGGCGGGGATGTGATTCAGCTTGGCATCCAGAGCCGCAAATTCAGCAAAGCCGAAGGTGCTGATTTCATTGAATGGCTACTAATGTGGTCTGCAACCAACGGAATTGACATAAAAGAACCAGACTGGTCATAACTATGGTATAGTTATCTCAACTCGGAATGAGTTAAACAAGAAAGGACAAGATATGACATTAGAAACATTGCAAAAACAGATCAGTGAATGTATTGATCTAGAGGAGGCCGATGAGATTTGCTGGAATTGGCTTCGTGACTCGGCTCGCGATAATGGCAACGAAGGCTCTATCGCCATTATGCTGATGAACATCATTCAATCGAAGTTGATGCCATGAATACATGGCCCTTCCCACCCTATCCACCAGTGCCTTGGACTGCCAAGCAGATCAAGGAATACGCACAACAGCAACGTCAACAACTACCAGAAAGCCCACTATGAAAATCCGATCACAAAACATGAATGATGTTATGCAAGCCATGATTGACGTTGAAAACGTCTGGCTCACGCAAAAAGACAGAAACATTGATGACATGATTAACCCAAATGCTCCTGTCATCATTCAAGTGGGTGATTATGGATATGAGGTTCAAAGCGTTGGTGGAGATGGAGAAGTCGAGGGCTTTGTCATCATGTGCAAAGAAAATCCCGTATGCAAATGGGAAGGCATGGAGTGCATCAAACTATGAGCAAACCTGCAAACTTTTGTGATGAGTGCAAACACTTTATTGACAAAACAGAAGACATTAAAAACGTTTGCGAACTGAAACACAAACCACGTTTCTATGAACCTAAAACATATTCGCAAGTTCACATGGGTGTTTGGGGATGGAAACGCCGTTGTGATGATTTCATCTATCAGGGGAAAAAGCAATGAGCATTGAAGCAATGAAACAGGCGCTTGAGGCGTTGGAAAACCACAACGGAAATTACAAACTCAGCAAAGCCGAATGTGCGGAAGTTAACAAAGTTTGCGACAACCTACGCCAAGCCATCGCAGAGGCAGAGAAGCAAGAGCAGGGTGAGCCTGTGGAATCCAAGAAGGATGCAGTTTTTGAGGCATCAATTGAATTTATCAAGACGCTAACTGGCATGGAGCCGCCACCAATTGAAGTCGCCCCGCTAGAGGTTTTTCAGCCGTTTAAGGATTTCACTGAAAAGGTTTGCACGATTTTTGCCGCATCACCACATCCAGCGCAGTCAAAGCGTGAGCCGCTGACGGATGAGCAGATTCACATTCGATACAAAGCAATGCGTGACAACGCGCCACCACGATACATTGAAATTTATCGTGACTGCGAAGCCGCACACAGAATTTAGGAGTAAAACATGATTATTGAAGCAATAAAACTGGCGATTAAGACGTTGCAAAAATGTGAGGATGCTTTGGCAGAAGAACTTAGTGCATGGGATATTAACCCGCCTTTGCATCATGTCCAAGAGTCGCATGATCTATGCGAACCAACCATCAAAGTCCTAGAAGAAGCACTAGCCAAGCAAGAGCAGGGTGAGCCTGTGGCGTGCAACATTCAAATGGATGAATGCAGTAGTCAGCCAGAGCAAGCGCCTCGTTGCATGACTTGCGGTAAATGGACTGATAAACCTTGTCGAAACACCACACCACAACAACGCACATGGGTTGGGCTGACGGATGAGGAAATGAAGAAAACTTGGTACGAGATGCAAAACATCATGGGATGGTACTCATTTCAAGAAATTGCAAATGCAATACAAGAAAAGTTAAAGGAAAAAAACAATGCGTAAACGCTGCCGCCGCCGTGTGTGGTCTACTGAAATAAATCCCATTGCTCATGCAATTGCAGGAGCTTGTGTTCCAGACGTAGGCTCACTAAATGAGCTTCGTCTTGGTGAAGTCAGGTCTTTGGAGCTGATGAAGACAGGTGAGGCCGGTGTCCAAGAATGGCAAATCCTGTGTGACATGATGAACATTGCTGAAACAATGGGCAGGAATGGTATTGGGCCGGAAGTCTTGGAGCATTGTGAGGTTGCTAATGAAGCCCTGCACCGCGCTGCCAAACGATACGAAGCCACAAAGAAGATGGGATTGTCTGGTGAAGGTCTGAAAGCCTTGGGTGACATCATGGAATACCATGATCTTCAAAGAACAAGTGTCTCAAGATCAAAGTATGAGCAAATGATCGAGAAAACCAAAAACTACCTAAAGTCGCATGGCAAGTATGTGACGCATATTGAGTGATTTGACTAAAACATCGTAAGAGCTTATGATTCTTCAAACAGGAGGAATTATGGGAAAATTTGTAGATAGAACAGGTCAAAGATTTGGTCGCTTGGTCGTAATTGAAAAAAGCGATCAAAGAAATTCAAGCGGAAACGTCAAATGGTTTTGTTTGTGTGATTGTGGAAATCAATGTCTTGTAACTGGTTCCACCTTAAAAAGTGGCGACACTCAAAGCTGTGGATGTCTTTTTCTTGATGTTGCGGCAGCAAAAGGCAAAGCAAAAAAAATTCATGGATTGACCAATACCAAGGCTTACAAAGTTTGGACAAACATGAAAAATCGTTGCTATAACCCGCAATACAAGAAGTTTCATCTTTGGGGTGGGCGTGGAATTAAGGTTTGCGATAGGTGGCTTAATTTTCAAAACTTTTTTGATGACATGGGGCAACCAGAAGCGGGTATGTCCATTGACAGAATTGATGTAAATGGCGATTACTCAAAGGAAAATTGCAGATGGGCAACGCAAACAGAACAGCAAAACAATAGAAGGAACAACCTTGCAAATAGAAAAATTTAATTATTTCAGGAGCAAAAAGCACCTGAAAAATGTGTCATCGTTGTGTTGTCAGTCATGCGGCAGAGATGACGGAACAATTGTTGCTGCTCACACCAATTGGGGTGGCGGGAAAGCCCGTTCTTTGAAGGCTTCGGACGAGTACACCGCAGCTCTTTGCTATACCTGTCATACCGCTTGTGACCAGAGCCATATACTTACCCGTGAACAACGGATGAAGCTGTGGGTTGTGGCACATTACCGAACCGTGAGAAAATTGGTTATGTCGGGACAATGGCCAAGCGAAGTGCCAGTCCCATTCGACCCACTCTATGAGGAAATCTGGAATGAAGAAATATACAGCCAGCATTGAGCAAGCTAAGCCACAAAGCCCTGTGATGGACTTCGTGATGTGCCTTTTGCATAGTGTGACCAATGCTCACATCCTCCACTTGTCCACGACCAGCTACGCCGCCCACAAAGCACTCGAAAATTATTACGAAGAAATAGGCGGCATTGTTGACAGCTTTGTTGAGGCATACCAAGGTAAGTATGGGTTGTTGGTCAACTACCGTTCTGATTACGCGCTGCCACACAATCCTGTTGATTACATGGTCTACCTCAAGACTGAGGTTGAAAAGCTGCGTCGCGAGACTGGTTTTCCACAAGACTCAGAGATGCAAAACATTGCGGATGAGATCGCTCAACTGATTGATTCGACTCTGTATAAACTGCGCTTTTTGAAATAAGCCATGCCACTGCGTAACGTAAAAGGCAAATGGTATTGGGGGTCAAAAGGCCCATTTGATACCAAGGCAAAGGCTCTGGCAGTGGCTAGGGCCGCTTACGCGCATGGGTACAAGGGTGAGCAGAGCGACACAAAGAATTCTGAGCCGCTGATTCTGGAAAGCAAATTTCCACAGAAAAATTAGGCGTCCAATTTTTTTTTCAAAAACCCTGAGTGGGGGGTCTGAAAATACATCTATTTTTCCCCTTTTTGTTAGTTGGTGCTCACTAACTTAGCAAGCGCAAAGCAAGAAACGCGCCCCGCATATTGCACCCTATATCGCGCCACAATCGCCCACAATGCCCCAAATTTTTTAGCCTAAGGGGTATCCTAGGGTTTAGCAAAGTAAACGCCCCAAGGGGTTTTAAATCGTTTGCTTAGTTGGTTGGCGCTTACTAACTTAACGCCCCCAAAAAATCCCCGCGCTAATGGCGGGGAATGCTTGGGGCTATCAGTTAGGGGGTGAAACTATCAAGCAGGGGCCAAAAATCAGCGGGGGCTACTTCGCATGGGGATAATTTTCCTGCTATATCTTCCAACTTGATAAGGTGGAATTCTTCGCCATTGGTAACGCCGCCACGGAAACCCGCCACGCGCCACAATGTTCCGCTTCCGTCCATTATTGAGCCAATGTTGCCCGTCTTAATTTCTTGTGTTTTCATGTTTAATCCTTTGCAAAAGATGCCTTGAATGTTTTATGCGGTTGCATCCTTGTTGCATCAATCAAGGCGGCGCGGCAAGTTTTGAACGCATTGGTAGACCATGCGTAAAACCATCCCTTTTCTCTTTCGTTCCAATACCAAACGTGAATTTTGCGTTTGTGAACTTTGAAATCTGTTTTCATGCTTGCCCCTTTGCGTTTTTGGTGTCTAAGATTTCGCGTAAATTTTTGGCGGTTTGACGGTAAGACCCGTTATAAACGGCACAAACCCCGCCCCCGTCATTGATTATTGAGTAGACGCGGCGGCGACGGTTTACTCCATCGCCTCGTATGTTTGCAAAATATAAATACCCCTTTTGTGGGTACGTTACGCAGTTTGCTTTGTTGATAGCCTCGCACAATTTATCAATTACGCCATTTTTCACGATTGCACTCCCTTTGCTTGCTCAATGTCATCTAGAAAATTGGCAAGTAAAAGCCCATTTTCTGAAACCTTATCGGCTAAATCTCTAAGTGTTTCTAGTTGCATCCATAGCGGCGGCGGGTTTTCGCTTTGCAGTGCTGCAAAAAGAATCCCGATTGCTGCCCATGCTTTGTTGTTTTCCTTGTACGCTTTATCAAGTTGCAAAGCGTGATTTTGTAGGAGTGATTTTTTCATAATTGCCCCTTTAATCTTGAATTTCTGTTACGTCGCAAATTCTCCAATCCCCGGCATCTTCTCGCATGGTGTCAAACATTCCCCCATCCATATCCCGCGCCATTTCGTTGGCCTGCTCCTCGTTTTCCGCTTCAATTTCTGCGGTTAAATACGTGGACATAACGGCCACTACCTTAAATTTTTTCATGGTTTCCCCTTAAATCTTTGAAGCGTCAAAACAAAACACAAAGCCGCGCCCATCGGCGCTGTCACCGTATCGCATATCGCGTAAGTCCCAATTTAATTTGTGTTTATGCACCAAAGCAATAACGGCTTCAAAGTGACATTTTTCACCGCTTAAATGATATGGATATGCAATGGTTGCATCGAATCCTTTTCGCTCTCCATGTCCGGCGGTGTATGCTTTAATCCTTGCGCCGCGTGTATTTGTAGGCCCAATAAATTTTGTATGTATAGCAATCATTGAATTCCCCTTATTTAGTCAAGACGTCAAAATAAGCAAGAGCAAGGCAAACGCCTACACTTACAATGGCAACAAAGCCGATAGCGTTAAAAATTCGCTCTGTGATTGATAGCGAAGAATCAAAGTAATTCATAAAAAACCCCTTTTTTACGTTTTGACGCTTGCCCCTTGCTTGCGTCATGTTTCATAGTATAGGGTAAAGTTTAGAAAAGTAAACGGGGGAAAACCCTACAAGGTAAAAATAAATTGCCCACGTTACCAAAAAACAACACTTGTGAAGCGTTACGGTGTAAAGCGCCCCGCGCTATCGGCTCCGCATATTGTGAAACCCACGGCGGCAAGCCTAAACAAAGCGCCGCCCGTTTTGAATCTAACGCTGCCTACAAGGGCGCGGCATGGGCAAGCATACGGGCGCGGCAGTTAAGCGCCGCCCCCCTTTGCGCCTCATGCTTAACCCATGGGCAAGTAACGCAAGCTCAAGCCGTGGATCACGTTTTCCCGTGGAGGCAAATAGCCCCCGCCGCTTTTGCGTGTAACCTTTTTCAAAGCCTTTGCGCTCCATGCCATAGCCTAAAAACGGCGGCGGAGCAAAAAGGGGTGTTTATCCATTACACAGAGCGCGGAACCATGGAGTACACCCGCGCCGATTACATGACGGCAACGGCAAATTTATAACCGCGCCGCCTCAATGCACCTAGCGCCGCGCCCGCCGCGCCCGCCGCACCAATAAAACCCCTTTTATTTAATACTAAACGCCACAAAACGGGCGGATATAACCGCGCCCGCCTTTTCATTTAATACATTTATGCGGGTAATTAAAGGCAAAACGCAAGAACCGCGCGTTTAATTTAATACAAAAGCACGCAAGCAAAGCTCGAAAACGCGCAAAAGCAAGGCAAAATCACGCGATTAGAAACTTAAATGTATGTAATTGGCAACGGAGCAGGCGCGGGGTCAATTTCGTAGGAGAGGTAAGTCAGAGGGGGGAGTAAGGTATACTGTTAACCAAACTAAACCCTTGGGAATTCCCATGAGCAAAGCGCCTTCAAAGAAAACTCCAAAAAACATCATTGATTACATCCGGAGTCCAGACGATTGGGATGCAAAAATCTTTGAGACAAAAATACGCAGCGAAATCGAGGCGTCAACCGGCGCTTTGACCGCCAGTGATGAAACCCTTTTGGGGATGCTTGTGATGACAATGGAAAGCCTGATTGCTTCTGAGCGAACAATCAAGGCGCAAGGCCATATCGAGCATTACAATTCCGGCCCTGCCACATCACCCTATTACAAGATAAGAGTTGAGTCTTTGGACAAAGCGATCAAGATCCTTGCGGAATTGGGCCTTGTTGCCCGTGGTCGCCCCAAGAAGACCAGCGTACCGTCAGCCGTAGATGAGTTATTCAACACTGCTTGAGCCTGCGTTTAAATACGCCACTGCCGTAGTTCGCGGCGACCAACTTGCGTGTGAAGATGTCCGAATTGCGTGTCAGCGATTCTTGGACATGGTTGAGCGCAAAGATGCTCAATACGAGTTCGTCCCCGCAAAGGCTGAACATATCCTCAAATTCGCCAAATTCTGCCGCCATGTCAAAGGGCCAGATGCTGGCAAGTCAATTGAGCTTGAGGGGTTTCAGGTTCTTTTCCTTGCTGCCATTTATGGGTTCAGAAACAAGAAAGACCACGGCATCCGATGGGTGACTGACGTTATCTTGTTCGTTCCGCGAAAGTCCGGTAAGACCACATTGGCGTCGATCATTGCCTTGTATGAATTGCTGTTTGGCGAGGCTGGCCCAGAGGTGTTTACTCTGGCGACCAACCGAGAGCAGGCATCCATTTGCTTTGATTCGTCCAAGGCCATCATGGAGAGCATGATCCCTGAGTTGCAGAGCCGATTCATTCCATTCCGAAGTGAACTGAAAAAGGCAGGCGACTCGACCTCTACCTACCGCGCCCTGTCCCGTGAAAACCGTAAGACTGGTGACGGTAAGAACCCATCATGTGCCATGATCGACGAGGCCGCGCAGATCACCGAGCGTGGCTCCATTGAGGTGTTGCACTCCGGTATGGCGGCGCGTAAGAACCCGCTTCGGATGTATCTGACGACCGCAAGTTTCACGAAAGAGACAAAGTTTTACGAGGACTTGAATCACTTTCGCGCGGTTCTGCGCGGCGCTGCGGAGGACACTTTCCGCTGGTTTGGATTGCTGTATTCCGTCGATCCCGGTGATGAGTGGTCTGATCCGTCTGTATGGGGCAAGGCCAACCCGATGCTTGGCGTTTCTGTTACGACGGAGGCCATTCAGCACATGGCAGACGAGGCTAAGAGCAAACCTGCGTCCCTCAATGAATTTCTGTGTAAGCAGCTCAATATCTATGTGAGTTCAAATGCTGCTTGGGTTGATCGCCGGTATTGGGATGAGTCCATTGCGCCAATGCCAACCGATAAGCCGGAGGCTACATTCATTGGATTTGACTTGGCTCATAGTCGAGATTTGAATGCCGTGGTAACGCTGCATCGCTATGGTGAGGAAGACCTTTACGCCAAGTTTAAATTCTTCTTGCCAGAGGAGTCGATTGATCTTGTGCCAAATCATTACAAGTCGATCTTTCAACAGGCCGTTGCCTCGGGTATCTTGCATCTCACACCCGGAAACGTGACTGATCTGAATGAGATCGAGTCGTACATTCGCCAAGAATCGGAGCTATATGAAGTCAAAGAAATTGGTTACGATCCTTATAACGCTGCTGCTTTGGTCGCCAATCTATTTTCCTACGGCCTTCCAGTCAAGAAGGTTGGACAAGGTATGGCAGTACTATCCAACCCGTCGAAAACGGCAGAACAACTCATCCTCAAAAAAGCTATCAAGCACGATGGAAATCCGTTTGTTGGGTGGCAGCTCGGTAATTGCGAGGTCTACACGGACGTAAACGGTAACGTAAAAGTGAGAAAAAATGAGGCTGATCCATCTGCTAAAGTGGACGGGATCATCGCAATGATTATGGCCTTGCACTGCCATTTGGATAATGTTTTCGTGTCAGATTCTTATGGACTACGATTATTTTGAGTGATAACATCACGAAAACTAGGAGCTGACATGGCTATTCTTGACATTTTCAAACGTAATTCCACCAAAGCCAACGAAAGCAATACGCTGTTCGGTCAGACGGCTCTAGGTAACAACGTCATCTATTCGGGCAGCAATACTCGCCCCACGGTCAATACACAAATCCTGTATGTGACCACTTCAAGCACCAATCAGGCGGGTCGTCCAATCGACATGAGCCTGTTGACGCGCAACAGTACGGTAATGGCTTGCGTTGGAGCGAAAGCTCGGGCATTAGCTCAGTTGCCAATCAAGATCATGGCAGAGCAAGAAGACGGATCGTATCTCGATGCTGTGAAAGACAAGTCCGTTGGTGTGCGTGACAAAAACAAGGCCAAGCAAGTCGCCAAACTCTTAAACAACCCCAACAATTTCCAGTCCAAATATGAGTTCTGGTATCAATGGCTCATGTGGTTGGAATTGTCTGGCGAAGCATTCACGCTATGGTGGCGCGAAGATCAAAAGAACCCAACACAGACCCCGATGGAAATGTATGTGTTGGATTCGACATTGATTGCTGTGACGATCAACCCTGCGCGTTACCCTTCATATCGCCTGTCTACTCCGTCCTACGGTTTCAGTAAAGACGAGCCATTGGCTGCGCATCAAGTAATGCACTGCAAAGAAGCCGCATGGCAAGGCTCGGCTGGTTTCAACAAGGGCATCTTGGCTGCTGAGTTGGTGACGTTGGATCAAGACATCGACGTTTATGCCAACTTCATCATGCTGAATGGCGCGAAACCAACTGGTATGTTCACCACTGAGCAAGTGATTCCCAATGGAAAGTACGAAGAAATTGCCGCGCGTCTGAAAGAGGCTTGGTCTTCTTTGGTTGGCAGTCAGAAAACCGACTTGTCGAAACCCGGTCAAGGTATGTTGCTTGACCAAGGCATGAAGTACACGCCTTTGGATATTTTGACTTTGCAGGATACGCAGGCTGCTGAGTTGAAGATCCAAACCATGAAGCGCATCTGCGGTTTGTTTGGTGTGCCTCCTGCAATGATTGGTATTGCGGATCAGAAGTACAACAACACTCAAACAATGTTGGATGAGTTCTACAAGTCAACGATGTATCCCACGATCGTGAACGTGCAGGACAAATTGAAGCAACAGTTGTTCAATGGCTTCCCATCTTTGTCGGTTCAATTCGATACAGCAAACTTCTTGAAGGGCGCTCCGATTGACCAGATGAATTATGTGAAGGCTGGCGTTGAAGCTGGCATCTTGACTCCAAATGAGGCGCGTGAGTATTTGGGCAAAGCTCAAAAAGAAGGCGGCGATGAATTGAAGCAAGATACAAAGGCAACAGATCCGATTGCTGGATCAAGTCCTCAAGATACCGGCGGCGGCGGCGGAAATCAACGAAATAAAGCAAACATCGGCAAATAAATGTCGTTGATTTTTAAGATTATGGTAGCATCGTTGGTAGCTAATAGACCAACTGTGCCGCCTCCACCTCGTCGTGGTAGGCCGCCAAAAATAATACATGACATTGACCAAACTAAAGTCGATGAGGTAATCCATGACGCAAAAAAACTTGATGATGTTGTGCGAGGCCAAACTGGTTCTCGAAAAGGCAGGCGGCGCAGAGCCAACGGGTAACATTGAGGCGGTTGTTACGACTTGGGGGCCGCGCGAAGGCGCAGACGGTCGCAAGTTCAATTACCAGCCAGAGGCGTTTATGCAGTGGGCCGAAGATTTCGGCAAAACTGGTCGTCCTCTCCCAATGTTTGTTAACCACGAAGCCGATGCAATTCCTGTTGGCGAATGGACATCATTTGAGTTTGACGATACCGGCATGAAAGCCTCGGGTCGCCTCTACATCAATACAACTCAAGGCTCTGATCTGTATCAAGTGATGAGCGAATCTCCAAATATGTTCGGTGGTGTTTCTGTTGGCGCATACGCCGAAGAATATCAATGGACAAAAGAAGACGGCACTGTTTTCCCCGCTGGTTCTGGCGACTATTGGGATGATGGTTACTTCCAAATCACCAAGGGTGGTTTGCGTGAAGTGTCAGTCGTGATGTACCCAAACAACCCTATGGCAGAAGTTCAGAAGTTGGAGTATTTCCGCGCTGACGGCTCTGCCGATTTAAAAGTTTTGGAGCAAGCCCTGCGTGATGTCGGTCTTTCCAAGAAAGATGCGGTCGCTGCCGCATCTACATTCAAGAAAGTGATTGAGCAGCGTGATGCCACTCAAGAGCAGATTGAAATTGCGCCTCAACAGAGTGAGTCTGATGTGGAAGCGACCGAAGCTGAAATTCTCGCTGCTCTTGAGCAACGTGAACTTCTTAAACTCCTCGACAAACGCCTGAAAGGTTAATCATGTCAAAAGAAATCATCGAAAAGCTGGACGCTATTGAAGTCAAGCAAGTCGAAGCAATCCAAGCTGTTGAAGCAAAAATCCCTGCTGCCATTGATGCTGTTAAAGCAGAAATGTCGGAAATGGTTGCTGCTTTGGAAGCTAAAGTTGCCGCTATCCCTGCTCCATCCATCATCAAGCCTGTCGCTAAGACTGTTCGCCAAGATGTTAACCGTAGCGTTCGTGAGCAATTGTCTGCCTTCTACAAAGGTGGCCGCAATGTCGAAAAAGAATTGCAAGTGTTTGCTGATGAATCACAACACGCTGCATACTTGGCCGAGGCCTCTGCCTTGACTGGCGGCGGTGATGGCAAAGGTGGTCGTACTGCGTATGACCCTGTGTTCGTCGCTCTGCGTTTGAACAACCCATTGCGCGGCATCACTCGCACTGTGGCTACTGATGGCTCTAGCTATCAATTCCGCGTGAAGACCGGCAACGCTGGTGCTGCATGGGGCTACGGCATCCAGAACAACGGTTCGGCAACAACTGAAAACACTTCAATCTGGCAACTCGTTTTGCAAGATTTGAACGTGCAGTTCCCAATCCGTACTGCTGCTTTGGACGACATCGACGGCTTGGAAGCCAACGTGGTTGACGATATGTTGGCTGAATTCGCTCAAGCCGAAGCTCTGTCAATGATCCAAAACAACGACCAAGGTTTGACCAGCTTGCCTTATGGCGGCTCTAACGGTCTGCGCGGCTTGAACCAGTACGCTGGCTCTAACGCAACCTACACTGGCGGTCAAACAACTACTGCGGCCTTCGGTTCTAGCGGTACTGGCTCTACCAGCGGTTTGCACAGCTTGGCTACTTACGACCAGTTGACTTCAAACACCAACAGCGTGACAACCAACAGCGTGACTTACAAAGACGTTATCAACTTCTTGTATGCTTTGCCACAACAATACTGGACACCAGAAGCAAAGATCATGGTGAACCCATTTATGTTGGCCGCAATCCGTGGTTTGACAGACAGCAACGGCACTCCTGTGTTCGAGCGTATGTCTCCATTGGAAGCAACTCCCGGTATCGTGGGTCGCTTGGCTGGTTTCGATGTGGTGGTCAACAAGTACCTCGACACTCCAAACCAAACCACAACCGGCTCTGCTGGCACAACTAACCTGTTCCCAATGTACTTTGCGGACTGGTCACGTTTCCACACTACCGTTGATCGCTTGAACATGGTGATGCGTCGTTACGACCAAACATTGCCCGGTTACATCACGTTCTTCGGTGAAAAGCGTCTGGCTACATCGGTTCGCGACCCCTTCGCTGGCGTCCGTTACCGTTCAACCGGCACTGCAACCTGATAGTTGCCTTGGATGGGGAGTTCGCTCCCCATCTTTTTAACTCTCATTGGAATAAACATGACCATTACCGAAAAAATCCTGAACGGCATTAAGCAAGCGATTACCGAAGGTGGCTCCGTCACCATTGACCTGAAAGAAGCCTCGGCATTGACTGGCTCTGGTTCGGGTGTTGGTGGTAATGTTGTCTTTGATGATGCTTTTGCCGCCTTGCGTCAAGCAAACCCTTTGCGTCAAGGTTCTCGTCAAGTGCCTGTAATCGGCTCTGATTTCCAGCTCGTTGCCAAGACTGGTAATGCTGCTGATGCAACAAACCCTTGGGGTTACGAATTTACTCCCAACTCAGGCTCTCCTGACGTTGATACAACGATTTGGCAATTGCCAGTTCGTGTGCTGGTTGCACAACTTCCAGTTCGCTCTGCTGTTCTTTCTGACGTAAACGCTTTGGATTCCGCAATCGTGGAAGACTTGGCCTTGGAATTCGCTCAGTTGGAAGGTCAATCTATGGTCATTAACAATGACCAGTCTGGCACAACAACCACTTCCACAGGTGGCGAATTGGGTCTGCGCGGTTTGGATAGCTATCCATCTGGTTCTGTCAGCTCATACGGCACAAGCGGCACTGCGATGACTGATGGTTTGCATGAAATTGCAACAGTTCCTTTGAATGGTAGTCCCGTCACTTATGACAGCATTGCTACTATGGCACAAACATTACCAGCTCAATACTGGTCTTTGCCATCAACTGCTTGGCACATGACTCCTGCAATGATTGCAACTTTGCGTCAATTGAAAGATGACCAAGGCTTGCCTTTATTCTTGGAAATTGGCGATGCTGATGGCGCTGCTGTTGGTCGCGTTTTTGGCTTCCCTGTCATTCCAAACCCATATTTGTCTGGTGATTTCCCCATCTACTTGGCAAACTGGAATCGCTTTTTGACAATCGGTGATACTGAGCAAATGAATGTTCAAATGTACGAGCAAACACAGCCCGGCTTCATCACCCTGTACGCTGAAAAACGTATGGTATCGTCAGTGCGTGACCCGTTCGCTGGTGTTCGCATGACAATTGATGGTCTGTAAGTAAGGATAAAAAATGTCCGTTGATTCTCAACTCGGTTATTTGAATTACGGTGCGCCCACGCGCAATCCGTTCAACTACGCAAAGACGGAGCAAATCAATCGTGACATTGCGACCGCTTGGTTGACTCTGGATGAAATCACCAATCAATTGAACTTGTTTGGTGATGAAAGTCAGGATGTGTATTTGTCAAGCCTTGAGCTGGCTGTGCGCATGGCTATCGAGGATTTCCTTGGTATGTCCATCTTCCCAACGTCATATCGCGTCTGGTACAACGCATCCAGTCTGTACGGTACGCCTTTGACATTGGATCTGCCTGCGGTGAGCCAGAACTTCAATCCAGCATTGCCCGGCGTGTCGGTTAATGCTGTGAAGTATTGGAATGACAACAACCCTCCAGAGCTGATTACAGTTTCTCCAACAGAGTATTACTACGATCCATCTGGCAACAAAATCGTTATTGCAAATTTGCCGACGAATTTGAATAGCTCGATGACTTCGCCTGTGTATTGCGAGTACACAACAGCAGCAAACCCCTTGGCGGCATATCCCGTAATTAAGCAGGCTGGTTTGCTGTTGTTGACTCACCTCTACAACAACCGTAGTGATACCTCTGGCCCAATCCAGCACAACATCCCTTGGGGTGTTCAAGTGCTTCTGCGTCAATACAAACCTTTGGTGATGTAATGGCAATTGCACGTTTTGAGAACATTGCAATCAATAATCTCACTTTTTCTGAGAGTGATTTTGGTGAAGGCGCGACCATTCAGACCAAATGGTTTGATACCCGCGCCCGTGTATCTGACGTTGCCAACAGCCTAAAGATTGCTGACAAATATCGCCTGTACCAAGAGTTGACCCAATTCACTCTGAATTACACGCCAAATATCAAGCAGATTGTGGATGGGCAGGATAACTATTCGATCACTTGGCGTGGTCAAGATTGGCGTATCACAGATGTGCGTGAAGCAAATGACCGCATGACTGTGCTGCTGTTGTGCTACCGTAACGATCCATCGACCGCAGTATGACAACACAGCTCAATCCCGTTCTGTATGGCAAGGCGATCCAGTATCAACTGGCAAACATCGTCGATCCTGTGCCTGTCTATGCTTCGTTCAACCGCAATTTCGCGAGAGAGCCGAAGTTCATCACATGGCAATTGCGCAACGTCCACCAGCCTGTTTACACAGGCCAGACGCAAAGCAATAAGGGTATCGACCGCCCTGTTTTCCAAATCTCTATCTTCACGCAAAAGATAGAAGATGGTTTCGCTATTTCCAATCAGGTACTACAATCCCTTCACGGTTATAGCGGTCAATTTGGTAGTCCGTCAGAAGGCTTTTTCATTGCGAAAGCCGATGTGGTGTGGCTATACAACAGCTATGACAACGAACAGAATTTGGCGCAGGTCTTCTTAGATTGCACCATCGACGTTCCAGCATAAGACAGTCAAATCAACTCTTTTCAAAGGAAAAATCATGGCTCTTATCAATAAGGTCTTACCCGGTTACGTTGCAACCCTCTGGTGTCAAGAAGGCGATACGCCAACTCCCTTGACTGATGCTCAATTGGCTACTTGGACTGGTCAAATCGAAGACATCATCGGTACAGCCGCAGGCGGTACTGGTACAGGCGGCATCCAAGTTCCAGTGGAAGCTGTGCCTGCATTCGGTGCTGATGACGCTGTGGCCGCTTACTCTGTGGCTGGTGCGCGTACCGGTGCAAAGATCACTACTCAAAACCAAGTGACATCTTTGGCTGTGACTGCTGCATGGAACCCTGCTGATCCAGCTCAGTTGTTGATCCGCAATGACGGTTACAACGGCACAATCGTGCGCACTTACGTTGTGGCTGTGTATGACGGCACTGACACTGTTGCCTACGCTTTTAACGGTATGGTTGGCGGTATGTCTTGGGATATGTCTCCATCTGCCGAAGGCAAGTTCAACTTCACAATCCACCCTGTCGGTGGCAACAGCTACGGCTGGTCAAACAACACCTAATACGAGACTACATGACAGTATCAATAAAAGACAACAGCGACCTACTCAGCTTCTTAGTGACCCAAGCCGAATCCCGCAAGGATTGGTTTGGGTTCACTCAGCAACGTCTGACGGCGGTTGCATTGGCGCACGACATTGCTCGTTATCACGCCGACAAAATGACCCCTACTCAAGCCGTGGATTACGCTATCGGCTTGAATGAGGCCATCTATCACAAGATCATCAAGACTACACGATAAGGAAAAACCATGAGCAGATTTGCTGCCGCATTTGGCAAAAGCTACGAGAGCGCTGTCGCGCAAATTCGTACAAAATCATTTTTCATTGGCGGTCACGAATTCAAGGTGCGAGTGCCTTTGACCGCCGAGATGACCGCGCTGCAAGAGCGCATTACAAATGTAGATCCAGACAAGGCCAAAGCCAAGTTTGATGAGATGACCAAAGGACTTCGCTCATCGCCTCCTGCGGGTGTTGAAGTGTCCGATGATGATGTGGTCATCGAAGGAAAATCCACCAAAGAATTAGTGAATGCTGTTCTAATGATGGAAAACCGAGTGGTCGAGTACATCCGTTTGTTGGTTCCCGTCAAAGGAACTCTTGATGACATTACATACGATGAGATTGAGGCTGAGTGGCCTTTGTCTATCCAAATGGAGATCGTCGAGAAGATCAGTGATGCGATCCAGCCGGGTTACAAGGACACTCGAAAAAACTCCTAAGGGATAGCCGTCAGCAGGCCCGAGCATATGTTTGGGCGCATGGTGGTTGTCCCGACAACATACCAGCGAATGAGATGCAAAACATTGAGATCATGCTCAGTGATGGGATTATCGGAAGCAAGGCTATCTTGCTTGCGTTGAGCGTTCTGACCACGGGGAATCTGAACTCGAAGCTCAAACAAGGATCAAATCCATTCACGATCAATCATGTTTTGCCATCTACGCATGAATACATCATTCCACCTCTAAGCGAGGAGGAGCAGAGAGAGCAAGCAAACCGCAAGCTCATGGCATTCATGGCTGCGTCCCCCAAAGCTCCTGAGAGCTTGAGAAAGGCATTCAATGACGGAAATCTTTAAGACAGAAGGTTTTGAGGAATTGGAGTCTCAGCTCTTGGAGTTGGCGGAAGGGTTCCGTGGCGACTTGGTGATGCGCAACACATTAGTGAAGGCCGTCAAGGTTGCTATGGAGCCTGTATTGTCAAGCGTCATCTCAAGAGCGCCCTATGACGAAAACAATACCGGCCCAATCCACATGAGGGACACGGCGCGGATTGATGGACGCATCCCTACATCTGCGGATCGGAAGTCAGAGTATGTCAATCAAACCGATGCCGTGATTGGCGTTGTTTCTGTGAAAAAGAGTGCCGTTTCTTTGTCTCAGGAATTTGGCAACGCCAGAACAACTCCACAGCCTTTCTTGCGCATTTCGTTAGAAAGTAATCGCGACAATATCGTGAACACATTAAAATCCGAGCTGGCGGTCAGCATCCCTGCTTACGCCAAGAAATTAGCCAAACGGAAGATTTGACATGGCATCACAAAACATTGCTCGACTTGGTATTGTTCTCGGATTGGATTCTGGTGAGCTTGTCACCAAAATCACTGAGGCTCAACAAAAGTTTGGTCAATTTAAGGCTCAGATCAAGCGTGATAGTGAAGATGCCGCCAAGGAAATCGTGCGCCTTGAAGCGGCCACACGAAATTACGGAAAGACGCTTACAGAGGTCGAAAAGATCGAGGAGCAGATCCGTCTTGGCAAATATAAGCACCAGCCAGATCTCATCGTCAACAATCTATTGAAGCAGGCTGCGGCCTATGACAAGGTTGCCGCCGCAGCGAAGTTGGCTCAAGAGGCTCAGATGGGTCCAAAAGGCGGATTGACTGCTCAACAGTCTGCCGCGCTTGGCTATCAGACGACTGACATTGTGACCAGCTTGGCTGGCGGTCAAAACCCATTGATGGTATTGCTGCAACAAGGTGGTCAACTGAAAGATCAGTTTGGTGGCTTCAAGCCAATGTTTGCTGGTATTGCCGAGGCTTTGACGCCTGTTCGATTGGCTGTTGGCGGCATTGCCGGTGTCTTGGGTACTTTGGCTTATGCGTTTAGTCAAGGCGCGGAGGAAAGCAAAAAATTCCAAAATGCAATGGTCTTGACTGGTCAATTTGCCGGAATGAGTCAAGCTCGCGTAGAGGGTCTTGCAAAGACAATTCGCGAAGACTATGGCATCTCTATCTCTCAATCCAGAGAGGTGATGCAGCAATTGGTCGCCTCTGGTCAATTCACATATAAGTCGCTTCAATCTGTTGCCGAAGTGATCGCAAAGGTTGCCTCACTTTCTGGAGAATCTGCTGCTGATGTTGCCGATAAGTTGATTCCATCGTTTGATGGAACTGCTGCTTCTGCAAAGCGATTGAACGATCAATATCACTTTCTGACAATTGCTCAATATAAGCATATTGAGGCATTGAATATCGCCGGTAAGAGCCAAGAAGCTGCGCAATATACCGCTGACGCATTGAACAAGCAACTCAAACAGCAACAGGAATATCTTGGCTATATCGAGCGTTCTTGGAAGGCTGTAAAGAACGCCGCATCTGATTTTTGGGATTGGTTGAAATCAATCGGTCGAGAGGAAGATCCTCTTGTTGCTGCCATCAAAAACGAAGCCGCCATGATGGAGACTTTGACTCGTCAATTTGGTGATAACGCATCCAAGAGTCCTCAGTATCAAAAAGCTCTTGAGAACTATAAAAAGTTTGCCGCCGAAATGGATGCGCAAGAGGCTGCGCGTCAAAAGAAGGCCGATGAGCAAGCAAAGATTGACACTGGTATCAGTAACTATGCAGGCGCAGGTGGGGCATCAAAAGCTGCTGATTTGGTTCGCCAACGAGCTGAAATTCTTGCTGACATCAAATATCAGGAGGAGGCGAAGGGCTTGACAAAGGTTGAGCAGCTTACCCTCCAGATGAATCGCGACTTGCTCAAAGCTAAGGCGGAGCAAGACAAGGCAAACATCAATGAGAAATATGCTTTCGCTGGAGATCGCGCCAAGCTGCTGGAGGCTCAAGAGAGACAAATCAGAGCGAAGGCTCAAAAAGATATTGAAGACCTGTATCACGAATCAAGAAAAGTATTCGAGGAAAAGACTCGCGCAGAAGGCGATTCAATTTCCAAAGAGCGCGAAAAGGTCGAGCTATACAGAAAAAATGTTTTCTCAAGCAAAGAGGATTTGGATATTGCCGAGTCTCGCTTAAAAACACAGCAGCAGCTTCAAGAGTTGTATGACCGTGAAAACATGAAAGATACAGACCGCGCAAAAGCGGCTGATCGTATTCGTGCATTAGGTGATGAGCGAGAGGCGCTGATTAAACAGCAAGAAACATTGAAGCAGCTTCAAGAGGTTAACGCAGCCGTGTATAGCAGCATGACTCAAACTCTGCAAGACTTTGTGCGAACAGGAAAGCTGTCATTCAAAGATTTTGCTTCAAGCATTGTGAATGAACTCATCAACATCCAAATCCGCGCGATGGCTTTGCGCATGACGACTGGATTGGGTAGTCTTCTTGGTTTTGGCGCTGCCGCCGCAAGCGGTGGTGTCGATTACTCGTTGACAACAGGACAAAGCACTGGAGGTCTTGGTCTTCAAATGAAGGCGGCTGGCGGTCCTGTGGCTGGAAATCAGCCATATATCGTCGGAGAGAATGGTCCAGAGCTTTTTGTTCCACCCGGATCTGGAACAATCGTGCCAAACAATATGCTTGGCTCGATGGCCCAATCAGGTCCAACAATCAATTACAACGGACCGTACATTGCCAATATGAGCGCAATTGATACGCAGTCAGCAACACAATTCTTGTCTAAGAATAAGATGGCCGTTTGGTCTGCTAATCAAAGCGCAAACCGTTCAATTCCAGCATCGAGGTAATCATGGGTCTGACAGATATTCTTGCAATCAGCGAATCGGTTGGAATCAATGACCAGCGATTTGTCGGTCAATCAATTAGCCGAAATCAGCGCCTCACCACCTCTGAGGTTCTGACTGTTGTTCCGTTCATTTTTGAATTAAAGCCAATGAACTGGTTGCTGTATAGCAAAAACAGATCTCTGCTGAATTCTTTGCGGATTGCCGACAAGTCATTGCAGCAAGTGCTGAACTTTGGCCAAACAGGATGGTCAAACTATATCAAGTACCAAGGCGACATGACGGGTTCTCAGATCGCCTCATGTCAATGGCAGACGGCAAGCGCAAACAAAACCTTGGTGCTTGGCAGTCTTCCGTCAATGAGCGCGACTGATTACATTGTAAAAATTGGCGACTTCTGCCAAGTTGGTCGATATTCTTATATTGCAACAGCAAACGTGCAAAGAGGATCTGGATCTACTGTAAACATTCCTGTTCATCGTTCTTTGATTGCCGCGCTTGTTTCTCCTGTTAATGCTGTGATTGGTGAATACGGAACAACAATCAGCTTTGATGGATCGACATACACGGGGATCACTTTCCCTGTTGTCCTGCGCGAATATCCAACATACACACTGATTCCAATCACAAATGATTCCTATGTCCAATGGAGTGGATCATTTAAAGCGATGGAGTATGTCCTATGAATATCATTGCTCCTGTTGATGGCGTAAGCAATATCCGTCATGCCGAGTTTGTTCGCGTGACGACCGAATCTGGTGTTTATTTGTTTTCAACAGCTCCGTTTGCAATGACGATTCCAGCCGTGGACTCCAATCCTTTTGATGGGTTGAGCCAGCTTGTTTCTATTGGCGACGCATCTCGCGACATCAAGAGTACGGCAAATGAGACAACAGTAACTCTTGTTGGTATTGACACTGCTTTACTTGGTTGGGTCTTGGGTCAAAACATCAAAGGCTCAAAGATTGAGATGTGGCATGGTTTCTTTAACACCGATAACCAACTCATCACAACCGGTGGAACCGGCGGTCTATACAAGTTCTTTACTGGCTATATCACTACATTCAGCATCTCAGAATCTTGGGATGAAGATCACAAGTCATATCTTGGCGTGATTAACGTGAGTGCGTCATCGACCCAATTGATTTTGCAAAACCGGACGGCTGGAAGATTTACCAATGATAATTCATGGCAATTTTTCAATCCCGGCGACACAAGCATGAATAGGGTTGCATTACTTGAATCGCTGAACTATCAATTTGGTAAGGGCGCAAGCTCGAATAGCTAATGATTCGATACGCGAATCCTCACGACAATGAGAAGATCAAAGAGCTTTTGATTCATTTTCATCGTCAATACGATCACCCTTTGTCTCAAGATATGTCAAAGTGGTCGCATAGCCATGTAGATACAGTTTTGTCTCAGGTGTATGCGGGTAGAGGCTTCATTCTTGTCGATGAAGATTTGACCGGGTTGCTGGTAGCCGTCAAATGCCCATGTCTATGGATTCCTGATGTATTTACGCTTCAAGAGGCTATGTGGCATGGAAAAACCGACCGAGTAAAGGTTGAATTGTTGCGTGAGTATTTCAAAATTGCGAGACAATGGGTGGATGAAGGCAAGGTGTCTGATTTCTATTTCAGCACCTATGGCAACGCAGACTTTGAAAGACATCAAATGAAACGAATCAACACAACATGGGGCGTGAATCATGGCTGAGGCGTTAGCAACATATCTTGTTGAGGAATACGCTTTCAACCAAGCGGTTGCAACCGTTGTTGCATACGGTACGGTCATTTACGCTTCATCTGTTGTCAGTCAGAAACTTAACCAGCAAGATTTTGGCGCGTTGTCGTCTGGAACAAATCCCGGCTCTCGCGCTCAGGTTCCTCCGGCTGGAAGCAATAAATTGCCGATTGTTTATGGCTCCGCCTATGTCGGCGGAATCATTAGCGATCTGAGCATCACAAGTGACAATCAAACTTTGTATTTTGTGATCTCTCTGTCTGAGGTGACGAATACAGAATCAGGTGGAACCCCTGACACTTTCTCATTTGGTGATATTTATTGGGGCGGCAAAAAGTGCAATATGACCGGCCCTCAGGTCAATTCGCTGCTCGATGAATCGACTGGCCTGACGGATTCCACGATTGATGGAAAACTGTTCATTTACACATTCCGTAATGGCTCAAGCAGCGGTGTAAACACTTCTTTGACTGCCATTCAGATCATGCAAGAGTCTGGATTGACTTACACATGGGACTCATCCAAGTTGATGAGCAATTGTGCTTTTGCAATCGTCAAGATGGTTTATAGCTATTCCGCTGGCCTTACATCTTTGCAGCAAACTAGATTCCAGATTACAAACTCGCGCAGAGATATTGGCGCTTGTTTCTTGGATTACATGACATCAACTCGATATGGGGCAGCTATTCCGTCGAGTCAAATTGACACTACAAGCCTTGATGATCTGACGACCTATGGAAACCAAATCATTTCGTATACGGATAGCAACGGAAACCCTGCGACTCAACCAAGATTCAAGTTTGACGGCGTAGTTGATACGACCCAAACGATCATGCAGAACCTTCAAATGATGGCTGCATCTTGTGACTGCTTGCTCAAATACAACGAGATTCAGAGCAAGTGGGGTGTGATTGTTCAGAGTCCCGACAAGCCTATTGTCATGGATTTGAACGATAGCAACATGGTGTCTAGCATCAATGTATCTCCAATTGATGTCAGCAATTCATACAACATTGTTGAATGCAAATATCCAGATGGCACTGTCAAGGATTCATTCAATTCCGTAACTTATGACTTGGCTCAAATCGCTCCAAGTCTATTGTTCAACAATGAGCCTGTAAACAAACAATCCATCAATCTGAATCTCGTAAACAATGATGTGCGAGTTCAGATGCTTGCCTATCGTTTCTTGAAGGCTGCTAGAGAAGATTTGCAGATTCAGTGCAAGATCAACTATTCCGGCATTCAATTAGAAGCTGGCGATGTTGTGACTGTTACGAATGCAAATTACGGATGGACAGCCAAGCCGTTTAGGGTTCTAAAAGTCACAGAAGTATTTGGAGATGATGGAAACATCATTGCTCAATTAAGCCTGTCTGAATACAACTCATCCGTCTATGATGACGCAAGCGTTACTCAATTCACTCCGGCGCCCAATACGGGCATTGGAGATCCATCGTTCTTTGGAACTCTATACGCACCGTCCGTGACAAATGTTCAGGCATCTGCTCCTGTTCCTTCGTTTGATGTGGCTGTGACTTGCGCGAGTAACGGCATTGTTCAGTATGCGGAAGTTTATTATTCAGCATATCCAACACCATCTGATTCTCAGAGGATCTTTGCCGGAACAACGGCAATCAATCCCGGTGGAAATCCATACAGTCCGTCATCCTCAATGGGTGTTGTGACAATCAGCAATATCCCTCAAGGGGGTTGGTACTTCGCCGTCAAATATGTGAACGCATTGGGATCAAGTGATTTCTCTGCATCATCTGCTGTATTCCAATGGCGTCCATACACATTCCAATTCTCTGATCGCTATCTGTCGGTTGCTTATGCAGATGACATTTCTGGTGGTGGTTTCTCTTTATCTCCAACAGGTAAGGAATTCTTTGGGTTACTGAATCAATCAAATACGATTGTTTCATCTGATCCTTCTGCGTATACATGGTATGACGCAAATCCTGATTTTGCGTCTGACAACTTCTTGCTTTACGCAAGCCGTCAGAATAGAAAGTTCACATTTGCATCGGGTGGTGCTGTATATGCGAGTCAGACAGGTTCCTATGTGCCGTCCGACACATCAACATACGATCAATCGTTGTGGTCTGCATTAGCAGATGGAACAAACATTATCGACCTTGATGCTCGAACTGGTCAGCTAATTAGGGTTGGCACATCTGCAATCTCATCTTCGGATGGTTTGATTAAGGTTGTGAACAACCAGACGGGGCAGATCATTGCGCAGCTCGACAAATTCTTAAACTTTGGCGAAGGTGTAAATCAAAAGACGTTCCCTGTATCCGCTTTGACAATTGACGTTTTTGGTCGTGTGGTAGGCGTTGTTGATCCAGATGATTTCTATTTCACGGCCAATGTTTTTACCGCAATCGCTGGTCAAACATCATTCTCTGTGGCTCACGTTGTTGGGCAAATTCTTGTTTTCAAGAATGGTATTTTGCTTGGCTTGTCCGATTACACGGAAACAACATCAACTGTTGTTCTAAATGTGGCTTGCACAGTAAATGACCGCATCACAACTCTTAACATGAGAGCTACATCAACGTTGTCTTACTATGAGCCTCTGAACATTACTGTGGCTTCAATTGCATCGTCAACAGTGACGTACAGCTCAAGCTCATCTCCTTATCAGTACATCAATGCTGGTGACAAGATCACGTTTGTCAATGCTGGAACTCCGACTCAATACACGGTCAGTACAGTTAATTACGCAACTCGACAAATCACATTCACAACATCCCCAACGGGAATTGTTGCTGGAACGCCTTTGTACCGATACAGAAATGCGGGAACATCATATGTTCCATTTAGTCGTTACGATGTGAGTCTTTCATCTGTCTCAAGCTATACACCATCCAATTGGTCATTCAGATCTGGATTTGAGCTTATTTTTGTAAATGGCTCTATTTTTAATGAGATTGATTATGATTTGACATCGGGTGTTCTAAGTGGTCTGCCGGATGTAATGACAGGCTCGATGTCTGTGATCCAATTCTCGGAAAATAGTTTTGGTGTGCCATGCTCGGCTGTAACGAACACCTTAACAACAACAACAACCGGTCAGACTATTTACAGTTTCGATCACAACGCAGATGCGTTCCAGCTTTATGCGAACGGTGCTATGCTGACTGATGGCGCGGACTTTACAGAGAATCCGACAACATTTACACTAGCAACTACGCCGACCAATGACTTTACAATTCTTCAACAACAAACTTTTGCAAGGGCTGGTGCAGCATGACGCAAGCATTTAACCTCTCACAATTAGCAAACAATCTGAATTCATCTGGTCAGCTAGATGGTTCTGATGGTTTGTTTAATGCAGTTCCACCTGCTAATGGCGGCACAGGACTAACAACGCTTGGCGCTGCTGGCAATATGCTTATTGCCACGGACCCTTCTACGTTGGCGGCTGTGACAATGCCAACATTTGGCTTTAAGAACCGCATCATCAATGGTGCGATGATGATTGACCAGCGTAATGCGGGGGCTAGTGTTACTCCTACGGCTGGTGCATATACTCTTGATAGATATACGGCTAACCTTGCTCAAGCATCAAAGTTAACGATACAGCAAAGTTCAACGGCTCCAACAGGTTTTATCAATTCGTTATTGGTTACATCTTCATCTGCCTATTCAGTTTTAACTGGCGACTATTTCAACATTCAACAAAATATTGAAGGTCTAAACATTGCTGACCTTGCTTGGGGTACTGCAAATGCTGCTCCTGTAACTTTGTCTTTTTGGGTTCGTAGTTCTCTAACAGGCGCTTTTGGTGGTTCTTTGCGAAACAACGCAAGTGACCGTTCGTATCCGTTTACATATACCATCAACAGCGCAAACACATGGGAACAAAAGATTATTACTATTGCTGGTGATACATCTGGAACATGGCTAACTACAAACGGAATAGGTATTAAAGTCGGTTTTAGTTTAGGCGCTGGTGCTACTTATAGCGGCACAGCAAGCGCATGGGCAGGAGCTAACTACTTTCAACCAACAGGCGCAACATCCGTAGTCGGCACTAACGGAGCCACCTTCTACATCACAGGCGTTCAACTAGAAAAAGGCAGCACAGCCACTTCGTTTGACTACCGCCCGTATGGTACTGAGTTGGCTTTGTGTCAGCGGTATTGCCCTGTATTTGATGCTTCAACAGGAACAGGCGCTCGTATTCTTGGTTATGGTCGTAGCACTACTTCTACCGATGTTTCTTTTGAATTTCCAGTTACTTTAAGAACGCCGCCAACAGGCATCACTGTTTCATCCGCTTCTAACTTTAATATTTTTAATCCTGCCAACGGTGGTTCAGGTGCTGTGACTGCATTAACTTTTAGCCTTGGAGATATACAAGGTTCAATTCTTTCCGCAACAACTACGGTTGCAACTCCAACTATTGCTGGCGGTAGTTTATTGCAAATGTATCCAAATTCTACAAGTGCAAAAATCATTTTTAACGGGTGCGAATTATGATGTACAAACTTTATAAAACTCAAGACGATAAAGATGCGGCGATGTCTATTGGCGTAGAACCTCAAATTAGTTTTGTATTTGACCCCGCCAACACAGACTACCAAGCCTATTTGAAATGGCTGGAAGAAGGCAACACGCCTTTACCTGCTGACGAGCTTCAATAAAATAAAACAAGACATGATTGGCGGCTGATGTGAGTTCATGTCAGCTATAACCGAGAATTGGAGCTGACATGGCTGTATTCAACAAAAACACACTTACTCAAGTATCGGGTTTTGACAACCCGATCATTGCTGGCGAACTCGTTTGGGAGCAGCAAACCTATTGGAATCTGACTGTTAATGACAGCAATGGTCTTCCGCTTGATCTGACTGATGCAACAATCGACGCGCAGATCATTCGCCGCACTCTGACAAACATTCAAGACACCCGCTATGGCTTGGCCTTTGACATTGGCAACTATTCTCCAACGCCAGATGCAATTCCATTGACCGTTACGAATACGGATGGTCCTGCGGGTTTATTCACGCTTGTGATTGACTCCGCTGCGTGGGGATTGATCTCTACCGATGCGCAGCTCGACATTAGCGCCTCAAACTGCGCTGGTTATTCTGGTCGTGTCAAAGTCAGTTTCCCCGCAAGTAGCTCTACCCCCGCAAACGATTACATCATCTTCTTGTTATTCTTGGTGCGCTCAGACGGCATCGTAAAGGAATGACATGACCAATATCAGCGTTCAGGTTCTAAACCAAAACAACGTCGATATTGAAGTTACGCCGGTCGCAAGAAGCGTAATTCAGGTATCGCAACCAGCGTCATTGTCTGTTGAGGTTGATCGCGGATCTATTGGCCCAACTGGTCCTCAAGGTGTTATGGGTCCAACTGGCCCGACTGGACCTGTTGGACCTACGGGTTCAATTGGCAATACCGGCCCTACCGGTCCAACTGGTGCAGATTCAACCGTAGCTGGCCCAACCGGTCCGACTGGATCAATTGGAGATACAGGTCCAACCGGACCTACTGGTGCGGCATCAACTATTGCCGGCCCAACTGGATCACAAGGCGAAATCGGTCCCACAGGACCAACCGGCGCTGCTTCAACTATTGCTGGACCAACCGGTCCAACTGGTCATATTGGCGCAACAGGATCAATTGGCCCAACAGGATCTCAAGGCGTTCAGGGGATTCAAGGTGTCCAAGGTTTAATTGGTCCAACAGGTCCAACTGGATCTACTGGCCTGAATGGATCAACTGGTCCAACTGGCCCTACTGGATCGGCTGGATCGACCGGATCAACTGGACCGACTGGTCCGCAAGGCGATCCCGGAACATCAATAAATGTCAAAGGCGAAGTTGCCACTCCGGGTGATTTGCCGATGATCGGCAATCTTCCAAATGATGCCTATATCGTCACATCCGATGGTGATTTATACGTCTGGAATGGCGTGTCATGGTTTGATGCCGGTCAGATCGTTGGACCTATGGGGCCTACTGGCTCTCAAGGTATTGCTGGTCCAACAGGTCCAACAGGATCTACCGGCGCGATTGGATTGACAGGTCCAACCGGACCGACAGGTGCTCAAGGAAATTCAGGGCCAACTGGACCTCAGGGGGTTCAGGGTATTCAGGGTGTTCAAGGTGTTCAAGGCATTACTGGACCAACAGGCGCAACAGGCCCAACAGGGGCCACTGGCGCAACCGGCGCTGGCGGAGCTTTGGGATATTACGGCGCATTCTTTGATACAACAGATCAAACTGGATCTCTAACAGCTCAGGCTGTGAACATCAATAGTACGACATCTGCAAACGGAATCAGTCTTGCAAGCTCAAGTCATATTGTTTTGGCAAATCCAGAAACATACAAAATGACTTTCTCCATTCAGCTTGTGAACACGGACAACGCGATTCACTATGCTGATATTTGGTTGAAATACAACGGATCGAATTATCCGGATAGCAATACTCGTTTCTATATTCCTGCGCGTAAGGATTCATCTGATTATGGCTATGCCGTTGCCACCGTTGACTTTATTGGCACTTCGCTGTCAGCAAATGATTATGTTCAACTCTTTTGGGTGACTGATAGCACTCTGGTTTCGATTGACACGATTCCTGCTTATGATGGAGTCCCCGAAACTCCCGGCGTGATCGTGAACTTGTCTCAAGTCATGTATCTCCAGCTTGGTCCAACAGGTCCGACTGGAGCGACTGGAGCAACAGGCTCAACTGGACCCACAGGCGCAACCGGCGCTGCATCTACCGTAGCAGGTCCAACTGGACCAACGGGATCGACAGGATTGACTGGCCCCACAGGGCCAACTGGAACTACTGGTGCAACCGGATCAACAGGCCAGACTGGACCTGCGGGTGCAACTGGATCTACTGGCCCAACTGGTCCAACCGGAACGTCCGGCGCTGCATTGTTGTTCTACGATCAATTCACCTCCACTGCCGCGCAGACAACATTTACCACATCAACAACTTACACAAGTGGGAAGATTGATGTGTACCTGAATGGTATCAAAATGGTGAACGGAACTGATGTCACGGTGACAAGCGGAACTCAAGTCGTGTTTGCTTCTGCTTTGTCTGCCGGTCAAAAGATTGATCTTGTTTACCCACACTAAAAGATATGAAAATTGCTGTCTACGCCATCGCCAAAAACGAAGAACAGTTTGTAAAGCGCTTTTGTGAATCCGCAAGAGATGCTGATTACATTCTGATCGCTGATACAGGATCAACGGACAACACTGTTGGTCTTGCATTGGATTGTGGGGCGACCGTACAGAGCATTTTCATTTCTCCTTGGCGTTTTGACAAAGCGCGTGACGCAGCCCTCTCAATCATCCCTCCAGACATTGATGTGTGTATCAGTCTCGATTTGGATGAGGAGCTTCAAGAAGGTTGGCGAGAGGAGATCGAACGAGTCTGGAAAGAAGACACAACCAGACTTCGCTACAAATTCGATTGGGGCATGGGTATTGCCTTCTATTACGAGAAGATCCATCACCGCAAAGGCTACCATTGGCATCATCCATGCCATGAATATCCTGTGCCAGATGTTAGAACGAAAGAGGTTTGGGCGCATACAGATATGCTTTTAGTTGTCCATAAGCCTGATCCAACAAAGTCGCGCGGCCAATACCTCGATCTGCTGAAAGTCGCAGTTACAGAAGATCCTCGCTGCCCACGCAATGCGTTTTATTACGCGCGTGAGTTGACTTTCTATCGTCATTGGGATGAAGCGATTTCAGAATTGAATCGCTATCTTGCATTGCCAGAAGCCACATGGGAGAACGAGCGTTGCTACGCCATGCGATTGATGGGTAAATGCTATGATGAACTTGGTCAATACTGGAATGCTTTGAAGTGGTATCGACTGGCCTGCGCGGAAGCTCCGATGACCCGTGAGCCTTGGTGCGAAATGGCGATGTTTTCTTATAGAAACCAACAATGGACCGATTGTTATTTCGCTGCAAAGAAGGCTTTGGAGATCACGAATAAACAAGAAGTCTATACAATGAATCCAGATGTGTGGACTGAACAGCCGCACGATCTTGCAAGCATTGCGGCGTGGCATTTGGGATTGAAAGATGAAGCTATTGAGCATTGTCAAGCGGCCCTGATGTACGCCCCTGCAAATGAACGAATCCAAAACAATTTACAAATGATGGTGCATTGATGGCGACGATTAACGCGACAGAAGCAAGGCTAGACACACATGAGGAGGTCTGCGCGATGCGCTATGAGCAGATCAATGCTCGACTCAAGCGACTTGAAAGTATTTTGCTCAGGGCTTGTGGTGTCATGCTATTAGGCATGGCTGGCGTGATCTGGACAACTATCATCCAACAGGCAAAGTGATGTGCTTGATCCAATCTCTATCGGATTGGCTATCAAAGCAATGCAGGGTGCTTTCAGCGGAATCCAATACTGTTGCGAAGCCTTGTCAGACGGCAAGGTACAGGTACAAAAAATAAAGAAAGCGGCGGAGGATGCCCAAGCGATCGTAAAAGAGGTCAAGGGCATTTGGAGTATTGTTCGTGGGCTATTTGGGAAACCCGCGCCAAAGGTTGAGCAGCCAGCAGTCACAATAAGCTCGCCTAGTGAGCCTGCCAAACCCAAGCCCAAGGAAGTGTTCATCAAGCATATTCCAACCGAGGCTGAAATCGTCCAGCAGTTTGTGACGCACATTGGTGACTTTTACCACCATCACCGCGAACTGTCGGAGCTATACGACACGAAATCTGAGGAGGTCTACGCTATGGATAGGCCAGACCCTCGGGACATCCTGCTTTTATCTCAGATCAGGCATGAGCTTGATGGAGCGTATATGAAGCTCAGTGGCATGATGCGCGGCGCTCATGTTCCGCCCCAACTTGGGCCATTGTGGGACAACTTTAATGCAATATACGAAAATGCTAAAGAGAAGCAAGCGGCTCGTCGTGAGCGCGAACGTATCAGAAAGCAGCAAGATTCATGGCTACGCGAGGAGGAGCATCTGGAAAGGGTAGAACTAGCAATGGCGGTGTTCCTGGCGTTGCTGTTCGTTCTGGAGCTGTGGGCCGTATGGATAAACTCATTTACAGATTGATTGTTGGATTGGCCTGCCTGATATTGGCAATTGTGCTGATCGTGACACCCATTTTGACCAAGATGTTCATTGAGATGGACAGGCGAGACAAACGCATGGCGGAATTGGAAAAGCAGTTACAGAAAAAGATAGAACAGTTTGAACAACCAGAACTACCGAAAGGCGAATGATGCTATCTTTATTCTCAACACTTGGCGGCTTGCTGCTGTCCATGTTCCCAAAACTGATTGACCTGTTTCAAAACCGAAACGATCAAAAGCACGAAGCTGAACTAGCTCGTATCCAGACTGAGCGCGAGCTGCAATTGGCTGCGGCTGGTTTTGCTGCTCAAGCTAAAGTCGAGGAGCTGCGCACCGATCAAGTCTCTATTCAGGCCGATGCCGCCATGACTCAGGCGGCGTATTTGCATGAGGCAAAGGTACTGGAAAAGGCTGCGCCGTGGGTATCGACCTTTGTTGGCACTGTGCGCCCCATTGTGACCTACCTATTCGTTCTAGAACTTCTGTTTATCAACTGTGGTCTTGGTTACTATGTGTGGACACACCCAGAGATGATTAAGAGCGTTGACGATCTAATCCGCATTGGCAATGAGATTTTCAGCGACGATGAGATGGCCATGTTGGGCGGCATCATTGGTTACTGGTTCGGTTCTCGCGGGAACTCCAAGAAATGATTACCAGCGACAAAGGTGTTGAGCTGATGCACAAGTTTGAGGGCTATCGTGACAAGCCCTACCAGTGCAGCGCGTCGATGTGGACGATTGGGTGGGGCCATGTGATCTACCAAGATCAGATCAAATACCCCATTGTTCGCAAAGAAGGCTACACAGGGATGCTCAGACCCGAGTACCCTTTAAAACCAGAAGATAACAGAGTATGGAGCAAAGATGAACTCAAAGAGATATTCCGAAAAGACATCCGATCTTTTGAATCTGGTGTTCTTAGACTTGCTCCCAATCTGGCTGGTCGTCAGGGTGCTTTCGACGCTTGCGTTGCATTTTCCTTCAATGTCGGATTGGGGAATTTTCAGCGGTCTACTATTCGGATGAAGATAGGCCGCGAAGAATGGCAAGGCGCGGCGGAAGCCTTTATGAGCTGGACAAAGGCGGGTGGAAAAGAGCTGCGTGGCCTTGTGCTTCGTCGCACTGCCGAACGTCAGCTCTTTGAGACTTCTATCGAGAAAGAATCCTGAGCGCAATGTAAACAGACGCAGAGAATCCGATGACGATTGCAAACATGAAACAGATGAGGTTAATGACGTTTTCCAATGTAATGCTCCTTTGCTTCGCCTAGTGTCTGGAAGTATTCATCGCAGACCTTGCATCGCCATAAGACTTGTCTTGTGATCTTTGCAAGGTTCTGGTGTCTACCCTGAAAGCCGATTACCACCCTTGAATCGCCCCGTAGAGAGATCACGCGTTCTAGGTGCTTGGGTATTCTTGATGGCTTTGAGCTGTTCACGGGTATCAGCAAGATAATCTAAATCGGAATCGAATTTTATCCTTGGCTGGTTATTTCCCGGGCGGCGCGGTGGCGGTTTCGGCTTCTCCGCTGGAGCTGTTTCCCATTTGGGCCACGGGGCATTCGGTGCTAGGACTGTCTTTATTTTTGTCATGTTTCTTGCCAAAGATGGCCTCAAAGTTTTTGTTAAATGTTTCGTTGTCAACGCTTAGTGGCGCGGTGCGCTACCTTTTCCTCCATCGCTCATTGCTTTTTCCTTTTTGGCGCTCCTGCGCGTGAGTAAACATAGAAATCTGTCACTTCTGTTTTTGGCATCTTCGATCTGGCTAGTGAGCCGTACTTTTGCCCGTTAGCTTTTTGATCTGCCTCTTTTTTGATTGAGGACATGAATTGAGGCATATATGTTTGAACATATGCGGGATGGAATGCGTTAATCACCAGAAGATCCAATCTAAAAATGCTGCTGCAATTACGATGAGAAAGAGAATATGAGTGTCGGTTATTGGCATTTCATAATCCTTTGTTGACGACCTGATCGGCCAATTCGTGTTCCCTCGATCTTGATATAACCCTTTTCCAAGAGAGCTTTGTATCGCGCTGTCACGCTTGAATAGGGCAACGTTGGGAAGATTTCTAGTACCTGATCGCTGATACATCCTGTGTCTCCAAATGATTTGATGGCCTCATAGACCTTTTTTTCGAGTCCTGCTGTGTCTACTTTTTCCGCTGCTTCAAATGATGTTTGTGGGTCATGTTTGCGAAATAACTTCGCGAGGTGTGTTCCAAAGTTCATGTCTTATCCTGTATTGTTGGGTGGGGTACTCGCTGCGGCTGCGTGGGCGGGAGCAACCCCGCATACCAAGGTAGGGCAAAACCCGTTTGAAGTACCTTGCAACTATCCGCTTTCCCCCGTGAAACTTATTTCGTTTCTTCGAGAAGATCCATTTGATCTGGAGCTTTAGCATTCTCGACTGAGCAGCCTTTGCTGATTGCCTCAACCAAATCATCCTGCGTTGCCACACGGAGAGTCAGCATAGAGTTTGCAACATGAGACAAAGCCTGTGAGCGAACACTTGCTTTGACCAATCGGATTTCGCCACTTGGAGTGCCGACGAGATAGATGCGTTGTGTAGCCATGATTACATCCCGCATCCACAAACTTGTTTACCGTTCATCATCACTTGGCAGCGATAAGGAGCGTATGTGGGGCAAGATGCTGCGGCAACGCCGGAGGCAACTAAGAGAGCGATAGCAATGAGTTTTTTCATGTGATGTCCTATTTGATGGTTAAGCGATCTTTGGTGACGATGTAAGCGCCTTCGATTTCCTTGCCATCCATCAAGGCTTGCTTGATCTTTGACTTAGAAGGCTCTGACGGCTTTGGATCTTCATAAAGCTCAGGTGGGATTGATGCGTCTGGCTCAATCACAACGGAACTGTCGCGATTGAGATAGAGCTTCACTTTGAATGACCCATCTTCGGCCAAGATTTCAGTTCTACCAACTGCCTTCATGTGGTCAGCAAGGTATTTCTTCAATCGTTCGGCTTTCTTTTTATGGGCCTCTCGCAGAGCCGTGACTCGTTTAATCACGACTGTTGCCTGATCCGCTTCCAATTCCGTGTTCAGAATGTAAGCGGCGACCGATGACAGCTTATCGCTGATCTGGTCATGTAGCTCCTCGAAGCGGGGCGTCATCACCCCGTCTTCATCGAACATTTCGTCAATGGTTTGACGAAACTCCACGGTTAAAGCGTAGAGGGATGCCATTTTTAGAATGGGATTTCCATGTCGTCGTAGTTCACGTTGCTGGATTGCAGCTCGGCAAACTGAGGTGAATTCTTGATGTTTTCCTTGATCCACTCAGGCAGATCATTGAAGTGATCCCAATTGGGTTCAGTCATGTCGAAATAGATCACATCGTTGAATGGTTCTGGCTTGTCTTCGCGGAACTCTTTTGCCAAGGGGCGAACTTCTGCTACGTTGACATAGGTTTTCAGCCCCTTGCGCTCGTGGACGACTTTGAGCATACAGTACGCGCCGACGATCTTTTTAACCTCAAAACCTTCGAGTTCGGACGCTGTGAATGGGATGCCGCGCCAAGACTCCAGATCCTTGCGCAGAGCTGATGTTTCAGCCAGAGACAAGGTGTAGGTCTTGCCGATGGTCATTTGCTTGGTTACGCCGTCGATTTCGATGGTCATTGGTGTGCCGTCAGGCTCATAGCCTAAGAGTTCCCATTGAATGCGCACTTTGTGTTGGCCTGCGCTGTACTCAGAGATTTGATCGCCCATATCGGCAAACAGGTAACACCGAGCCACATGAACCCCTTGAGGGACTTGCTTGAAGTTTTTGTTTCCGTTGTCTTTTGCTACTAAAGCCATTTTGTTTCCTTTGAAAACCGCAATTACAGGCTTGCGGTAACGCCTTTTTCCATCTGCTCAAGCAGATTCTTTTGCGCTTGCATGACTTTCTCGGCGTGGTGGAGAAGGTCGCAAAGCTCATAGATTGAAGACTCAAGGTAGCCGACATGGAAAGCCAGTCGAGCATCTTGATTCTTGCTGTGGTTTGTAGCCGCTAAACGCGCGGCATCAATGATGATGTTTGGACTCATACTGCCGTCCACAGGATCACAAACGCAATAAACGCAACGGCGAATAGGATTTTGTTTAATAGGTTCATGGCTCGCTGGCCTCCTTGATTGCTTGTTCCATGTGCTTGTCGCAGTATTCTTCGATCTCAAGACGATCTTCGCTGGTCAATTCCTGCCAGATGTCTTTTTTACCACGGATTACATGGATTTCCCAAAAGTCTTTTTCGCCAACGGTTTTGTCGCCGGGCGTGAATGTGAAGTTGACCAACACATCGGGAAACTGCTCTGTTGACCACTCATCAAGGTAATGCTCAAAGCTACCCTGAAAGCACTTTACTTTCGAGTTGAATGAAGCAGACATTCTTCCATCTCCTTGAAGTATTTGATTGCCTTTGGCGTTGTGATGATGAGCTTGGTTCGGCGGTTGCCTGCTTTGAACGCGTGAGAGATGTAACCAGTCTCAACCAGCATATCCAAACGGCGGTGAAGGGTGGCAGGAGAAGCAATCCAAGCCAAATTCATGGCCTTGGTGACTGTCAAACAAGCGCCTTGACTTTCTGCTAAACCTATTTCATTGAGAAGTGTAATGCAGTCTTGACCACAATCATGCTCAACTCGTTTAGAAAGCTCAACAAATTTCATGTACTGATTCATTTTTTACCTGCTTTCTTTGTGGGCCAACCGGCCTTGACGAAATCAGCAACCACATTGGTGACTACTGGTAGCGTGCAGATTGCTTTAGCTTCATCTTCTGGAAGATACTTCTCAAATTCAGGGAGAGCATCAACTAGCTGCTTACGGGTTGAAACGCTGTATGCCACACGGCGCAGCTTGCTTTCAAGATCATCCCTAAGTTTGTCATTATCCTTTTTCTTTTGAGCAAGCTCATCGACCTTTTTTTGAACACTTGGGGTCAATTTTGGTTTACTGCCCCATCCTGATTGCTCCCGAGCTGGATATCTAACGGACACCTCTCCGTAATTATTGTGATCTGATTTCAGCCAATCACAGATAGACGGATCATCGTACACGGCTCTGACCTTTGGATGCAGTTTCTCAACAAAATCTTTTGTGACGATCTTTCTGATTTCCTCCGAATGATCCATTTCTTTGGGTACATCGTGCATTGCCGCGCGGATAAATGAATCTCGAATTGTGTTAGTCAATCTCATGTCTTGTCTTTCAGTTTTTTACATTCCAAGTCGGAACGGATGTGAGTATACACAACTAAACGGTCGAGTAAAGTAATCCCGACAAAGTTGAAGGGTCTATACAGTTTACGAAGATCAACTATAATCCAGCCCATGAAAAAACAAGACGCAATCAAACTGGCTGGCAGTGCCATAAAACTAGCCAAGATTCTCGGCATCACGAAAGGCGCTGTTTCCCATTGGGGAGAAGACATCCCGCGCGGTCGTGAATACGAGTTACGATACCTAAAGCCCGAATGGTTCGCGGTTGAAAAACAAAAGGAAGCAGCATGAGTTA